AGTTTCAGCGTTAGTCTCTGCTGTCTCTGCAGCAGATTGTGCAGCCTCTGCAGCAGCCTGAGCAGCCTCTGCAGCAGTCTCTGCAGTAGCGGCATTAGCAGCACTTACCGCAGCAGCAGCAGCACTTACACCAGCAGCGTCAGCAAAATCCTCTGCAACTGAGGCAGCGTTGGTAGCGTCTGCTGTCGCATCTCCAGCACCACCAGGACCACGATAGATCGCACACTTTAGATGTCTTTGTTGTGGGCTAAACGCAAACATTCATGTTCTCCTTACAGTTTACTCAATACACTGCCTGAAATTAGTCAATGTACTAAGTAAACTGCCCCAACCTATTGGTCAGGGCAGAACCTAGTTATTAGCCAGGAATTACAATTGCAACAGCGGACGAGTCACGCAGTTCACCAACACCGTACAGAGTGTCAGCAGTCAGCAGCGTACCGAGGTACTCTTGCTTGTACTGAGTTTGAACACGGATGCCAAGCTGCTCAACCAGCACTGCAAACTCAGGGTGAGCCATCAGGCACACACGGGGGTTCACATCAGCGGTTGAAGAAGTAGCAACAGTGGGGCAGTTGGTAGAGACATACACCTTAACACCGTAGATGTCACCAATCTGACCGTTACGGATGGAGTTAGCAGTGCCAACCTCACCAGTGAACGACTGCTCAGTGAAACGGTTAATACCCATCAGCACATTACGAGCAATAGGAGGAACGATGAAGAAGCGGTTGTCCATGGGGACATCAGCATCATCAAGCGTCTGAATGACTTTACGAATACCAGCATCAGTCAGAGCAGTTTCGTTACCACTGTTGGTGTTAGCAGTGATGTCAAAAGCCGTAGCACCATCGCCACCGATAACAGCAGCGTTATAGTTGGCAGTACCACCTTGCACCAGACCAGCCAGGTTCAGCAGGTCAGTGTCAATGCGGGTAGCCAGTGCATAACCAGCGTCATCCGTGTAGAAGCGACGAAGCGAGGACAGTGCCTGAACTTCAGCAAAGTCTTCAATCAGTCGGCTGTACTCAAAGTGCTTGTCAATCGTGACAGTCTTCTCAGTGCCGCTCTCAGCGATGAGAGTAACCTGCGAAGAAGCAGTCTTGGCAGAAGCAGAACCACGAGCAGGAGCAGGGAAATGCACAACATCGCCCTTCTTACCTTTCATGTTCATCTTCTTGATGAGGTTAGCCGCAACAAGGTTCTTCTTGTAAGCAGCGATGATTTCGTCACTCCATACCTCAGGTACGAAACCAGCGGTATTGGCGGTAGATTGTGTTACATGGTTAGTTCCGAGAGCCATTTTTAAATGTCCTTTTTAAAAAGTTAAGTTTTTAAGATCGACCACGGTAGTTTAATTTACGAATATTTGAAACAACGCCGTCTGTTTCTTCCCACCTCATGTTGTTTTTAGCATACTTAGATCTAATCCCAACAAATTCTTTTAACAGTAGAAGTTGAGGTTTCTTTTCTAGTATATATTCTTCAACAAGATTAAGTAATGGAATAATGTTTGTGTTTCCTTGAACTCTAATTGTTTTATAAGGTTTGGAGTTGTCTTTTCTATCTGTTTCAGTTAAAGAAAAAACAATTTCGTATTCTTTAAAACAATTTACAATAAATGTTATAATAACATCTGATGTAGAAGCTAAAGAAAACACAGGTGTTACAGCCTTGTTTCTTGCTTTACATAAAGTAAAACAACCTTCTCCGTCTATCAAACCACCTAAATACGACAGTTTATGCATCACCTAACACGGCCTTCTCTGTAGGCGGCAAGAATTTCGTCCTGCATAGCGTCATAACGATCTGGGTCGGTCTGCATCAATCGAATAATATCTGGTCGCCGATAGATCTTCTTTGATGGTGCCTCGTCGTTGCCCTGAGCAGGTACTGTAGATGCGGCCTTGAGTTGCCGTTGACGATCTTGCTTTTCAGCATTCATGGTAGTATTTGCTACCTGCTGACGCTCTTTCCATGTTGACAGAAGTTCATTGGCAGAATCAAAGTCATAGGCATGTGCTTCCGCAAACAACCTAGTACGAATCTTTGATGCTGCCACCCAGTTCTGGAATGCAGGATCTTCAACAACCTGCATATAGTCTGGATGACTCTGTTTCAACAAGTTAATCGTCTCTGCTTGTCTCATCTGAAGAGCAGCCATTTCAGCCTGCTTAACCTTCGGATGATTCTCAATCGCATATTCTACAGCCTTCTTAGGATCGGCGAAGTAATCAATCTCTTGATCTTCTTGAACCTGTTGCTGCTTTGCTGAAGTTTGGGCCTTAATGAACTCATCCACAACCTTCCGTAGTTCACCAACTTCGCTACCCTGCCGACCAATTAACTTCTCTGCTTCGGCATGCATACGAATAATCTCTTTGACATCTTTGCCCCGATACTTTTCGGGAATATCATCTTCTTGAGATTCTTGTTGCTGTACTACTTCTTCTTGCGGTTTATCGATAGAACTCTCTTGTTGAATATCAGAGAATTCTTCCGTTTCGTCCTTCATACCTTCTTCAATAAACTCTGCAGCCATATTAGTCTCCTTGAGCCTTAATGCTTTTTAAAGAGAACACTTTTACAAATTGTGCGGGGTGTTCTTATCCGCTATACTCTTCACTTCTGCCTGTCTTACGCTCCCAGGCAATGTGGGATTGGCGGTTACGCTCCCACTTCCTAGTTGCATCAGGAAAGTCGCCACTAATGCCATCGAGAGCAATTCGTGGACAACTTATAAGCCTCATTGCTTCATTATGACAATGAGGACAATCTACTGAAGTCACTTCTGACTCCACCAGATGTTCTGTAACATGCCCTTTGGCACATTGAAAATCAAAGTATCTAAGCATTATCTAATTCCTCGTAAGATTGTTTAGTTAATTCTTCAAGGTTGATTAGATAGTTAATCATGTCCATCTGACCACGCTTGTACCAAAGGTCAGCAAGGTCATCACATCTTGTTATGTCACCAACCCCTTTACCAAGGTCAGTTAGGTCTTCAATCAGTTCCTGCCACGCAGGGTCAAGAAACAGTTGAAATCGTCGTTCGTAAAAATCTCTGAGTTCTGTATCGTTCAAGCGTTATCTCCAATGTGAGCGCTGACTAACTTATTTAATAATGTGTAATGATAGCATAAAAAACTATTTACTAGAAAGTGCTTGACAAACATTATTTTTAGGTGTATCATTTAGTTTTTAATGGAGGCTATATGACAAACACTGAAAGAGCGCCACACTGGAAAAAACTAACTGCTGAAGAAAAGAAACAAGTTATTGAATGGGGTAAAGAAGGCGTTGGTATTATGGATATTGCAAGGCGTTTAGACTTCAAAGTTACCAAACAGCGAATAAAACAAATTCTAGACGCTGCCAAAGTACCTGTTACGGAGATTAAACGAGCAAACAACAGGAAAAAACACCACGATAAAATGTTTCAAAAATGGGGTCCAAAATGGCAGGACAAAGAATGGCGTAGATCAGCAGTGTATGACGCTATGCGAGAAAAGTTCCGTAACAAGAAAGCACATTCATACGGGGTTGAGTTTTCAATCGACTTTGGGGATATAGTCTTTCCTACACATTGTCCTATTTTTGGTACTGAATTAGATTACTTCGCTAGTGGTAAAGAACATAATACTCCATCGTTTGATAGGATTGACCCTAAGAAAGGTTATGTGAAAGGCAATGTTGCTATTATTTCTTTAAGAGCCAATCGAATCAAAAACGATGGTACTGCTGAAGAACATCAAAAAATTGCTGATTTTATTAATTCTGCCTTGAAGCAATGACCTGCAACCGAGCAATATCAGCCTTGGTATCAATATCTTTCTCTTTCAAGGCCAGATCAGCAACTTTAACCCTACGCTCAAACTCTGCTGTGGGGTCATTGGCATCAGAAAGATACTTAGAAGCAGCAGCAGTGATCCTGGCCTGAATCTCAGCAGGTTTCAACTGAGCATCCACAATCTCTGACTGAGCCTTGGCCTGTTTCAACTGTACATCTGCTTGCTTATCAGCCAACTCCAACTGAGCCGCTTGCATCTGCATCTGTTGAGCCATCTGCTCTTGCTCTGAAGGCTGTGACAACTGCTGGAGTTGTTGAATCAGTTCTTCACGATTC